CGCCATCGGCGGTTTGTTTGCCCAGCCGTGGCGTGGCAAATTCCAGCCTAATCAATAGTTTGCGTTTGTGACGGCCGGTGCCTGGGGGGCAGGGGGTCGTGGGTTCGAATCCCGCCGCCCCGACCATTTTACGCTTGTACTTCAATAGCTTGCGCGCGTGCCGTTTTCCGCGCCTCCCTATTCCTCCCTATTTCCTCCCTATCGCTGCAGCGACAGGCCGGTCTTGACGTCGGTCCACGGGGCTTCATGGCCTTCGAGATAGTGCCGGGTCATGTCGACGTCGGAGTGCGCCATCAGCGCTTGCACCTGGACGTCGGTCCAGCCGGCGTCGCGCAGCAGGGCACCGCCGAGGCTGCGGATTTCGTGGAACGTGGGCGGGTTGTCGCCGACCAGGCCGGGGTGCGCGGCCAGCGCGGCGTCACGGGTGTCGGCGAACGCGCGGGAGAGTTGCTCTGGCAGCACTTGGGTGTGGTGTAGCCGCGTCTTCGCACGCATGTTCGTGGGGCGCGCCTTTTCCGGCAGGCGGTGGATCAGGTAGGGCGAGACGATGTTGTCGCGGCAGCGGGCGATGACCGCGGCTAGGTCGCCGTCGAGCGCGATGCGCAGGCGCGCGCCGGTGGTGCCCTCAGTCTTGCCGGGGATCACGTGCAGCTTGTTCTCGCGCACGTCCTCGAAGCGCGCGCAAACGACGTCTTCGCGGCGCAGCAGCGTGAGCAGGCTGAGGTCCATCGCGTTGCGCAGCCAGCCCGGCGCGTGCTGCCAGATGGCGTCGTAGACCGGTTTCAACAATCGCTCGCGCTGGCGCTCGTAGTTTGCCTTGCGCGTCTGCAGGGCCGGGTTGGTGTCGATCCAGCCCTCCTCGACCGCGCACGCGAGCACCCACGTGAGCGCGAGGCGGAACTGCTGCCGCGCGCGCTGCGAGGTGGTGACTTCGCGCACGAAGGTGGCGCAGTCGCGCACGGTGACGCCGGCGACTTCGCGTTCGCCGATGTGCGCCTCGATGCGCTTGAGGATGTTGCCGTACAGATCGGCCGTTTTCGCCGCCCACTTGCGGCCCGGCATGTCGTCGGTGCGGAACACCTTGATCGCGTCGGCGATCGTTTCCGACTTCGCCACGACGCGGCCGACGAGGTCGTTGCCGGGCGTCAGCAGCGCGTTGAGCTTGCGCGCGGCTTCGAACGCGCGCGCGCGATCCTTGCCCATCCACGTGTCCTTGCGGCTGATCGGATGCCGGTACTTGTAGCCGTCCTTGCACGTGTAGAGGTTGTCCGGCCAGCCGGCCCGCGCGCTCGATCGTGGTCGCCCCATGATGCCCATACGCTACCCCGCCTGCAGTACGCGCGCCACCAGATCATCCCCGCCGGACAGCCAGGCGTGTTCGTCGATGAACCAGCTTCCGCCGATCTTGCGCGCCGGCACTGCGCCGGTCTGCATCCAACGGCGCAGGGTCGTTTCCGCCGGCCGGCTGCCTTCGGCGAAGTATTTTTCGGCCCAGGCTGGCGGGGTGATCAGTTGCATTACCCCTCCGCCACTCCGCACTCGCTGACGCGCGCGGTGAACATCAGCCCGTGGTCGGGCAGCAGCACGGCGGCGTGGTCGGTGGCGTCCGCGGGCAGGTGCTGGCCGTCGGCGCCGATCTTGATCATGGTGATGGTGCGCATCGTGTTCTCCCTGGTTGGCAAATGGCTAACTACTGACCGACGCGGCGGACGGCCAACGCGAACCCGTTGCCGCGGTGGTAGCTGCCGACGTGGCCGTAGTGGGAAGAGACGTACCACGCGGCGGCCGACACGCCCGCCGCGTCCTTGCTCGACCAGGCGCACGGCGTCTTGCTCCACAGCCAGTCGAGCGGGATGTCGAGGAAGAAATCGGTGTTCAGCGCGGGCGAGTGGCGCGTGCGATCGATGATGAGCTCGAGCTGGTCGATCTCCGGCATCGTCCAGTCGGTGAAGCCGGCGCAGGTGAGCTGAGTGCACTGCTGCTCGAGGTCGAGCTGCGGCGCCTCCTCGGCGTTGATGACGCGCGCGGTGAACATCAGCCCGTGGTCGGGCAGCAGCACGGCGGCGTGGTCGGTGGCGTCCGCGGGCAGGTGCTGGCCGTCGGCGCCGATCTTGATCATGGTGATGGTGCGCATCGTGTTCTCCCTGGGTTGGCAAATGGCTAACTACTGACCGACGCGGCGGACGGCCAACGCGAACCCGTAGTCGTCGCGGTGGCTGCTGAAGACGCTGCCGCCGTGGGTATCGACGTACCACGCGGCGGCCGACACGCCCGCCGCGTCCTTGCTCGACCAGGCGCATGGCGTGCTGGTCCAGTGCCATCCTGGCTTGATGCCCGGATAGAGGCTGGTGTCGACGGCGGGCGAGTGGCGGGTGAGGTCGAGGATGTGGTTCCAATGCTCGCGGCTGGCGAGCTGCCAGTCGGCGTGGCCGAGCACGCGCAGGTCGCGGCAGAGTGCGTCGCACGAGGACCACGGCTGGTTGCCGTTGCCGAGCGAGACGGGGTGGATCATGAGGCCGATGTCCGGCAGCAGTACGGCGACGTGGTCGGTACGAGGGTCGCCGGCGGCGCAGTGCGTGCCGTCAGCGATGATCTTGATCGGCGCGGACGGCGCGGCGAGCTCGAGCGCCAGCGGGCTCGCGCTCAATGTCGCGGTGATCGACTCGGCGAGCGTGGCGGCGCGGCCCTCACGGTAGCCGACGAGCGTCGCGGCGGCGATGTCAGCGGCGAGGAACCTGCGCTGCTCGGTGGCTGCGGAGCGCGTGCGGGTGGTGCGGCGCGCGCGGGTCGGAGCGGGTTTCGGCTTCGGCTTGGTGCTCTTCGTCGGCTTGCTGGCCATCGGGCCTTCTCCTTCAGGTGGTGGTGGATGCCGCGCCGGCGGTTCGCTGAAATCTCACGGCTGTTGGTGGGATTGCCGCCGGCGCGGCGTGAACGGTTACGCCGCGGCCTGGCGGCGGGTGGGGACCACGCGCAGCGGCAGTTGCTGCTGCGCGTAGGCGATGCCCCATTCGGCCTCGGCCTCGACGAGCGTGGCGTGGCGGCTGGTGACGCGGCCGCAGCGGGCGCACTCGAGGTGGTGACGCTCGCCGACGTGGGGCGCGGTCGGGTTAGTGGCGTGCGACCGGCCAGGGCCATGCGAGACGATGTGGTGCGGCTCTCGCATGCAGCACGAGCAGCGCAGGAACGTGCCGGGCGGGTGGGGGTGGTGGCGCTGCATCATGCGGCGGTCTCCAGTCGGCGGAACTCGATCGCCCAGACCCACGGGTTGGTAGCCCATGATCCGGAACCGTTGATCGAATCCCACAGGGCGCTAAACGCATAGCGCGGGTCATCATGGACAGGCTCCGCGCCCTCCACGGCGTCATCCCACGTCACAGGCGTCGCGCTGTAGCCCTCAGCGAGGGCATCCGCTTCGCTGATCGCATTCAGCCGCTCGACGCGCACGCCGGTGATCTCGAGCAGGATGCGCGAGGCCCAGCGGGGCATATGGATGCTTGGCCGCCATCGCGACCCGCTGGGGCTGTAGCGTTCGTCGGCCGCATAGAACAGGTTGCTGCGCGGCACCTCGCGTGGTGGCAAATGGTCGAAAGTTGAGTGCGTCTTCCACGCCTCCCGCACCCACAGCCGGTCGCCTGGCTGGCCGTAGGGGCACATCAGGTTGCGTTTCATCGGGTCCTGGTTGCGAATGAAAGGCATCCCGACGCCATGGGTGCCGATATCTGCCTTGGTTCGCGGCTGCATCTCCACGATTCTCCGCGTCTGCGACTTCCGGTCTTCGAGGATCGCGCGCACCATCGGCGCGCTGAAAAGGATGGGGCGCTCTTTCATGCGGCGGCCCTCAACGACAGACCAGCGTCGACCAGGTTGCGCAGGTCGCTCGGCATTCCGTCGAGCGGGCCTCGCCAGTGCATGACGACGGCGCAGGCGAGGCGCGCGGCGAGGTCGGCGGTGAAGGTGGCGCGCGGTTCGGCGAGGGCGGCTGCGACCGGCGCCAGTGCGGTCGGCAGCGAGCTGAGCGCCACGTCGGCGGGATCGTAGTGCGGTGGCGGGATGGCGGCCGGTGCTTCGGCGGTCGGTACCGCGGCGGGCAACGGTTCGGCGTCCGGCTGGATCGGCTTCGCCGCCGCAGGCGTGGGCGCGGGCGGCAGCCGGCGGCCTTTGGTGCGGCGGTTCGTCCGGCTGCGCAGAATCTCGGGTTTGGCGGCGACGGCACGGCCGGTGTCGGTCAAGCTGTAGCTGTAGTGGCGTGGTTCGCCGCTGCGCACGGCGCGGCCGGTGCGCACCTCCTCGTGCAACATCGAGGCGACCTGCGTCGTGTCGTTGATGGAGTCGCAGAGGTCGAAAATCTCGCGCACGGTAAGCGGGCACGTGGCGGCGGCGAGCACGGCGCGGATTTCGTTCGCGCCGTGCTTGGGCGATGCGTCATGCATGGGGGCGCTCCTCGTGAACAGTGACGATCTCGCCAGGATGCAGCGAGAGCGACACAGCCGCGCCGGGCCGGAGGATGTCCTGCGAGACGAGCGAGTGCGGCTCGCCGGCCGGCACGTCCTGGCGGTGGCGGGTGACGATGACCGCGGTGTTGGCGGTCGCGATGTGTTGGATGCGGACGGTGGCGCTCATGCGCTGGCTCCGGTTGGGTTGGTTCCGCTGGGCAGACGATCGGGGTAGGTGCCCCAGGGTCCGCCCGCGCCGAGGCGGCGCATCAGCGCCGTTTCGATGCCGGCTTGCGCGGTCGCAACGATGCGGCCGTTGCGCCAGATTTCGCGGCGGCGCTCGGCGCGGTTGTCGACGACGTGGTCGAGGAGGTCGGGTTTCATGAGCAGCTCTCGGAGCGCAGTGCTGCGGCCTGCAGCGGTGCGTGCGCCAGCGGCATCAGCGCGCCGAAGCCGCCGGAAAAGCGGAACGGGATCATGTTGCCGATGGTCAACTCGGTGCGTAGAGCGCAGTCGGGCAGGTCGCGCAGCAGCGCGACATACATGGCGTTCGCCGTCCAGTCGGGATTGCCCAAGATCGGGAAATCCGTTTTAGAGCAGAATCGCGTTCCGGTGCCGCGGCAGTCATCGCAGCGCGTAGCGCCTTCAGAGGCCGATGCGGCGACAACGTGCCGCCCCGCTCCATCGCAGGCTTTGCATTCATACGTGTGCGAGCCGTGCCAGAATTCGCCGTCTTCGCACTCGTCGCATGGCTCTGACGTGCAGTAGCCGCTGCCATCGCAGGATGAGCACGACGATCTTGGCGCCAGCTGAATCTCGGTCGCGGGGATCCAGATGCCGGCCGTATCCGCAGCTGCGATCTGAGCAGCGGTAACGACGTCGGCGAAACGCTGCGCCAACTTATCCATGGGCTTATTCGCGCATGTCGCAGGGATCCACACTGCGACATGTCCATTCGTCGCAAACGTGCCGCCAGCGACGGAGCATGGCTCACCCATGCCGCGCGTGGCATCGCCGCAGAACCGCGTGAGGTCGATCGCATTGCTCATGCGGTAGGCTCCGGCGTGATGGACGCGCGCCGCGCCGCGCGGCGCGCGGTGCGGATGGCCCAGGCGGCGCTGCAGCCGGAGCGGACCAGGGCGCGCGTGTCCGCCGCGAGGCGGGTTTGCGCGGGGGCGGTGAGGCCGAGGCGTTCAGCGAGGCGCAGGGCGACGTCGCCGGCGCGCTTGGCGCGGGTGAGCGGGTGTGTGTTGAGCGGGATCACGTTGGACATGACGTGGGCCTCAGGTTGGCGACGGCGCGGCGGAGCGCGCGGTCGGCGGGGGATTCCTGCGGTGGTGTGAACGTCTCGCCCGGAGCGAGCAGAACGATGGCGCCGGGCGGGTTGATCCGGTCGAGCTCGGCGACCTTGTCGGCGGCGGCGTCGAGCAGCTCGGCGAGCGGCAGGATCGCCTCGCGGATCGAGGCGGCGCTGTTCGGGTAGCCGGCGCGCGCGAGGACGCTGGCGGCCTGGTCGAGCGTGGCGAGGGCGGGCGTGGCGCTCATGCGGCCGCTCTCTGTTCGATGGCGATGCCGAGGTTCGCGCGCGCGATCGCGGCGAGCGGCGGCGGGCTGACGCTGTTGCCGACCATGCGCACGGCGCGCGTTGCGTTGATGGGGCGGCCGTCGGCGGTGCGGTCGATGATGTAGTCGGCCGGGAAGCCCTGCGCGCGGTACAGCTCGGCCGGGCGCAGCATGCGCAGGCCGATGTCGACGATCACGTAGGGGACGCCGCGCACCTGCACCGTGACCAGCGCGAGGCGGTCGCGCGTGGTGACGGTATCGAGCGGGTCGCGGCAGTCGAGCGCCTGGCCGTTGCCGTAGTAGTTGACGAGGAAGGCGGCGACGCGCAGCGCGCCGGCTTCGTGCTCCGGGCTCAGCGTGCACTCGACGACCGCATGATGCTCACCGCCGGCAGTGAGAGTGCGGACCGGTTCGGTAGTCGGCGCGCCGACATTGTCGCCGCGCATCGTGACCATGTTCGCGGTCACCAGCCTTTGCTGGCTACCGGACTGCGTGATCGTGGAGAGCGGCTCGTCAGCGCCGCGCGGCGGCGAGGTATTGCTGTTCGGTCCGCCGGCGGCCTGCTCGAGGAATGCGGTCGCGATGGCAAAACTTCCGCCGCCCGCATGGATCGTTCCGACCGGTTGCTCGACATCATGTGCGCCGCTGCCGCGCCGCTTCGTCGGCCCGCGGCCTTCGCCGTACGCGGCCTGCACGAGCGTGGCTGCTGCCATTGCAAAGTGCCCGCCCTTCACCTGGGCGCATTGCGTGCGTAGCGGCTCGTCGGCGCGCCAGCTTGCCGCACGCGAGGCGTTGGCGTGCTCGGTCAACACCGGTGCAAAGACCGGCTCAACCAGCAGATTTCGCCCTTGGCACGTCGTCAGCGTAGGCAGCGGATCGCTGACCGGCTGCGGCGCGTTGTTGGTGTTGTTCGGCACGATGAACGGCTCCGCCGCCTCGAGCACGAATTTCCTGACGCCGCGCGCGATGCGCCGCATCGTCGCCTCGGCCAGCGGCTTGCGCCGCTCGAAAATGCTCGGGCACGGGATGGACCAGTCGATGCAGTCCGCGGCCGTCACGTACGGCGACAGACCAATTTGCGGATTTGCGCAAATTGCCTGTTTCGAGGCGTGCGTCGGCGCCGGCCAGCGGATCGCCTCGCCGTCGCAGCGCGCGATCATGAACAACCGCGTGCGGCTGGTGCCGGCGCCGTAGTCGCACGCGCGCAACTTGCGCCACTCGACCGCGTAGCCGAGCGTGCGCAGCGCGGCGACGAAGTGCTGCCAGGCGCGGCCTTCGCGGCGCTTGTCCGGGATCAGGAACTGCTCGCTGATCGGCACGCGCTCGCCCGCCGCGGCGATGCTGCCGTCGAGCTTCACGACGCGGCCGATCGCCTGGTGCAGCGCCTCGCTGGCGCCGCCGCCGCCGGCGAACAGGTCCGCGACGATCTCGCCCGGGCGCAGCGCGGAAACGTGCGCGCGGCGCGGGAAATTGAACGCGCGCTGGCCGCGCGAGGCGCCGTCAGCCATGCGCGCCTCCGGCGATGGCATTGCCGCGCGCTTCGCCCTCGGCCTCGAACAGGGACTGGCGGTGGGCGGCGGACTCGTCGGGGGTGAGGTAGACGACCTGATTGCCGACGCGGACGACGACGCGGCGGCCGAATGCGGCGGCCTCCAGGCGCTGCGGCGGGGTGTAGTCGAGGCGGTCGGTCACGGCATCGCCCTCAGCCACAGGCCGATGGCGCCGCCGTAGATGGCGGCGACCAGGAGGACGGCGGCGGTGTCGCGCAAGATGAGGGCGGCGCGGGTCATGGCGCGCCTCCGGTCGCCTTTGCGATCGCCTGCTGCGCCTTCCACCGAAGCGCCGCGATCGGATTCAGGCTGTCTTGCTCGGCTGGCACGCCGGCTTGCGACATGTAGGCGTCGAATGCCTTGGCGATTGCGAGCAGCTGAGGCGCGGCGGTGATCAGGAACGCATTCGCCCACCCTTCTGCAATCGGCGTCGTGCCGATAACTCGGCCGTCAGGACCATGCGCGTCCTTTTCGACATGCGCGATGCTGCATATGACCTGGCCATCCGGGCCTTCAATGCGAACGCCGTGGAGGCCGTAGCCAGCGCCGAGCGCCCAGGGGTCCGGCGTATGCGTGTGCGTGTGCGCGCTCATGCCGCGACCCTCGTCCGCGGCAGCCGCCGAGCGGCGGCGGCTGTGAACTCGAGTGCGCGAGCCAGGCGGTCGCATTCGCCCGGGGTCAGATTGACCGCTAGCCGGAGCAGGCCGCCGCTCAGGCAGACGGTGACGCACGGGTCGCTGCGCGTTCCGTCGACAGTGATCTCGATCAGGCGCCCGAACAGCGCGCGGAGGATGGCTTGGATCATGCCTGCGCCTCCGTGTCGCTGAGGCCGGCAACGCAGGCGGTGGTGGCTTCGGGGATCGCGACCAGTGCACCGTCCCGCGTCAGCGCGACCTGTCGACGGGCCTTGTGCAACTCATGGGCCAGGTTCATCGCGTCGTCGCGCCACGACTCGGCGGCGGCCTCGGCGTAGGCGAGCTGCTCGCGGAGTTTGTCGTTTTCGACGATCAGGCGAGCGGCCTCGGCACGCAGTTGCTCGAGCGCGAGTGCGTCGAGGCGGCGGCGGATGGCGGTGGGGGATTGGGGGGATTGCATGGGTTGATGACTCCCGCTTTGGTGCTGTCCGTACGCTCTTTGTTAGCACTCTAGTGCTAGATTTTTGTGCCGTCAAGCACTTTAGTGCTAGGCACGTTGCGGCAGCGGGCATAGGGCGGGTAGGATCGGCGGGCAGCACATGGAGCAATCAGGGGGGATTGGCTATGGGTGGTGCGATGGGGAGGGCGTGGATCGCCCTGGCGCTGCTGGCGGCGGCCGGATCGGCCGGTGCGTCTGACGGTGCGCCGACGATCTACAAGTGCGTCAAGGATGGCGGTGTCGTGTTCTCGCCGACGCCGTGCGGTGCAAACGCAACCCAGGTGGATACGTCACGCGCGCTGATGCGCGGCGATTCGCCGAACGTGCAGGGCGTTTCCGATGCGGCGGCGGTCGCGTCCATCGATGGCGATTGCCGGTCGCGCTCTCGCGCGATCACGAACCGCTATGCCGCTGATTACGCTGGTCTCAATCAAGAAATCGCGCGGCTAAATGCCGAGCTGTCGATCTCCGCGAACAACTTCGCAGGCGCTACGCGAGACAACGGGATCCGGGCGCAGCTTGCGGGTATCGGGCAGCGGCGTTCAGACCTGATGCGCGGCGAACGCGAGGAGCAGGCGGCGCTGGCACGCCAGTGTGATGACGCGCGGCGCGAGGAGCAGAAACGCCAGGCCGAGCGCGATGCGAAGTCTAGCGGTGGCGAGGAGGCGGGTTCCTAAGCCGCAGTAGACGCAAAATGCGGCGGGCGGTCCTAGCCTGCCTTCTGCTGCCCGCTGCGGAAGGCTTGGTAGCGGGCTTCACTCTCGGCGACGCGACAGATGCTATCGCGCCCTTCCTGACCGGCTTCGATGTAGCTGTCGATCACGCGCTCAACGCGCTTGTCGAGCATGACCTCGATCGGCATGTCGTGCACCTGCAGCATCCACGGTTCGACGCCGAATGCCTTCGCGACGGCCGCGACCGTGCTTAGCGTTGCTACCTTATCCGACCCGTCCCCGTAGCGCAGCAACGAGCTGAGCGTCGTCTGTCCGACGCCTGCGCGCTGGGAGAGCGTGGGCTGCGACCAGCCGCGGTGAGCCATCAGGCGGCGCACGTTGGTGGCGACTGTGAGCATGACGTCGTGGGACATGCCGGGAAGTGTGGGGCTAGTCGTTAGCATTGGGGTGCTTGCTCGGTTAGCACTAAAGGGCTAAGCTGGTGCCATGGATACCGTCCAGGCACTTCGGAAAGAGCTCGCGGACCGCCGCGGAATTTGGCGCGAGATCTGCGCCGCGACCGGTCTGTCGTACTGGTGGCTGACCAAGTTCGCTCAGGGACGCATTGGCGAGCCTGGTCTTTCGAAGATCGAGGCGCTGCAGGCGTACATGCGAGCCAACCCGGTCGCGCACCACGAAGGGGCTGTCTCCGACGGAGGCAGCCCGAATCCAACGCTGGCTCAACCGCAACACCTGACCGCCGCGAAGGCGGCAAGGGCGGCTTGACGTGCGGCTGCCTGGCAGTGATGGATTGGTCAGGAACCTGCGCCTCGCCGAGGCGCAGGTGCTCGCGATGCGCGCCGCCGCCGCTCCTACGGAAATCGAGCGTGTGCGCCTTAGCGCGTACGCAACGCTGAAAGCTCTTGGCTCAGCGCGAAATGCAGATCCTCGTTGCTCATCGAATTCAAGTCGCGCGGGAGCCAGTGATGCTTCTGCATGAGGTGGTAGCGCGCGGCTTCCAGGCCCGACAGGCCGCTGTACCCGTGCTTCTGCGCGAGCAGGTCGCCCGCTTCCTCCAGCGCGCAGGTGATGTCGGCGATCGCGTGGTGAAGGTTTTTGCGGGCCTGTTTCATTTCGTCGTCGCTCATCGGGGGGTTCTCCATGCGGATTGAGTCGCACCATGAAGCATACCCGAGGCCCCCGATGGGCGACGTTTTGCAACACCTGACCGCCGCGAAGGCGGCAAGGGCGGCGGCGTGATGCGAATCGACTTCGCGCAGGGCTCGCTCTCGATCGACGCGCCTGCGTCGCCGCGTTCAGTGCGCTGTGTACGTGTGGCCGAGCTTGTTCGCGAGGAACTCGCTCAGCCCGAGTTTTGCCGTGGGGCTCAGCGTGAAAGCGAGCCAGCCGATGCCGTCGTTGCGCAGCCAGATGCGCAGGCTGCCGTCGATGAGGGTGCGGACGGTGAATAGCGGATCGGATTGGCAACATCTGACCGCCGGCGCGAAGCCGGCAAGGGCAGCGTGAGATGGCGGCTCGCGCCGAAGTGGTCTCGTTCGTGTTCGATGTGTCCGGGATCGAGGCGGAAATTTCCGCACTCGTGGCGAAGCTATCGGCGCCTGAATCCGGCTTTGCGAAGCGCGTCGTCGAGCGCTTTCTTCGCGGCGTCGACGGCGCCGGCCTGGACCTCTCGGTAGAGCGCCTGCCGGCCGCAGCCGAGGCAGGTGATGAGGTCATCCGGTTTCGGGTTGACGGGCTTTCGGAAGCGTTCGCTGCCGCATTGGCCGCAGCGGACTGTGACAGTTCCCATTCGCGGTCTCCGGGGTGAGTCGTGGACGTCAAGCACCCACAGCATACCCCGGCGGCCGCGACCTCTTTCGCGCGTTCCTCTGGCGCGCGATCCGCTGCCCGGCGCGTCCCCCTGCGCGCCGGGCAGCACCTTTTCCGCACGGCCAGCCTGCCACAGGGCCCGCGTGACAGCCGCGGACGCATTGGGCTGGCCGATTCTTCTTCCGTGTCGTTCCCCATGCGTCGCACGGTAGTGCGCGCGAGGGGAACGATCTACGTACACGTGAGGGCCGCATGAACGTAATGGATGCCGCGCACGCGACGGTGCGCAACTACCCGGGCGGGGCGGAGTCGCTGGGGCCGCGCGTGGGGATTTCTCCGGCGGTGCTGCGCAACAAGGTGAATCCGAATTCGAACACGCATCGCCTGGCGATCGATGAGGCGAGCGCGATCATGGGGGTGTCGGGCGATCACCTGATGCTGCACGCACTGGCGGCGGAGCATGGGTTCGTGCTGCGCAAGGCAGCGGCGGCGGACGCGGGAAAGTCGGTGCTCGACCTGATCCTTGGCGCGCAGGCGCGCGAGGGTGCGTTCGCGCAGGCGGTGCAGGATGCGCTGTCCGACGGCGTGATCACGGACAACGAGATGCGCCAGATCGAGGCCGCTGGGTTTTGCGTGCAGGAAGCGGTGATGGTGTTGCTCGGCAGGCTGCGTGCACAGGCGGCGACGAGGCCGGCGGCATGAAGCGCGAGACGGCCCAGGCGCGCGGCCTCGACGACGCCACGCTGGCGTCGTTGCGGCGTGAGTTGGAGCGCGACATCCCGCGCCTTAGTGCGTTGCTCGATGCGCTGCAGCGCGAGGCGCGCCGGCGCAAGCGGCTGCGTGCGCGGGAGGCGCGGTCGGCATGACGTCGCGCTCCGCTGTGCGGGCAGGGATGCGCGCAGCGGAGCGCGTGGCGAGGACACGGGCGCTGATCATGTCGCGCCGATTGGAGCGTTACGCGATGGCGCGGCGGCCGGAGGGTGGCGGACCGGATTGGGAGGCGATGCAGGCGCTGGTTGAGCGCGCGGCGACGCCGGATGAGTTGATGGAGGCGCGCGCGGCGCTGGCCGTTGCGCCGGGGGATCGTCAGGGGAGGTTGCTGTGATCGACGTTGGGGCGATCCGCGAGCACGCGGATCTGGTGGCGGTGGTGGAGCGTTACGTGCCGGGCCTGCGCAAGGCGGGCGCGGAGTGGGAGGCGTGCTGCCCGTTCCACGACGAGCGCACGCCGTCGTTCACGGTGTCGCCGGCCAAGGGGTTCGTGCATTGCTTCGGATGCGGCGCGCACCACGACGTGATCGGGTTCGTGATGCGCGTGACGGGCTGCACGTTCCGCGAAGCGTGCGAGCAGTTGGGCGCGCGCGATTTCGCGCCGGCGACCATCAAGGCGGCCGCGCGCCAGCGGGATCGTGGGGAGCCTGGCGGGATGTGGGTGCCGGTGTATCCGGTGCCGGAGGATGCGCCGGTGATCGAGGTCGGCGCGGCGGTGGCGGTGTTCAACCCGAAACGGAATCGCGACTGGCGCATCGTGCCGTCGCGCGCGGACGCGTACCGCGACGCGGCCGGCCGCCTGATGGGCTACGTGCTGCGGACGGAGATCAAGGGCAGCAAGGTGACGCCGCAGGTGACGTGGTGCATCGGCCCGGACGGTTCGATGCGCTGGGCGCTGCGGCCGTTCCCGACGCCACGGCCGCTGTGCGGGCTGGACGAGCTGGCGCGCAAGCCGCGCGCGCCCGTGCTGGTGGTGGAGGGCGAAAAATGCCGCGCGGCTGGCGCTGGCGCGCTGCCTCAATACGCGGTGGTGTGCTGGCCGGGCGGCAGCAAGGGGCTGCGCTACGTGGACTGGTCGCCGCTGCAGAGTCGTGACGTGGTGTTGTGGCCGGACGCTGACGCGCCAGGGCGCGAGGCGATGCTGGGCCACGAGGATTACAGCGGGCTGTGGCACGACGGCGTGGCGCAACTGGCGCACGCGGCCGGGTGCGGCGGCATTCGCTACATCGATACGGGCGGTCAGCCGAAGGGTTGGGACATCGCCGATGCGATCGATGAGGGGTGGACGCCGCGGCAGCTGGCGGTGTGGGCCGCGCTGCGCGTGAAGGACGTGGTTGTGCAGGCGAGGGCGGCGTGAGCGTGGCGCGCGAGAAGATCACAGTGATCTCGGGCGGCCGCCGCCGTGGTGGCGGCGCCGATGGTGGCGCGCCGAAGGCCGAGGATTGGCGCGGCGACCTGATCCGCAATCGCGATGGCCGCATCGAGGCGTCGACGTACAACCTGACGCACATCCTGCAGCACGACGAGCAGCTCGCCGGCCTGTTCTACCTCGACGTGTTCGCCAACGCGGTGGTGCTGACGCGCGATCCGCCGTGGCCGGGAGGTTCGCGGACGGAGTTCGCCGACCTCGACGGCACCGAGTTGGCGGCGTGGTTGGGATCACCGCATCGCTACGGCATCTCGGCCAAGCGCGACCTGGTGATGGATTGCGTGGAGGCGGTGGCGCGCCGCAAGGCGAAGCATCCGGTGCGCGAGTACCTGGGCGGCGTGACGTGGGACGGGAAGCCGCGGATCGAGCGCATGTTCATCGATCTGTTCGGCGCCGAGGACCGCACCTACAACCACCGCGCGGCGCTGTGCTTCATGGTGTCGGCGGTTGCGCGCATCCTGTGGGTGGACGCGCAGGTGCCGCACAACGGCGCGCAGGTCGACTTCATGCTGGTGCTGGAGGGTTTGCAGGGCAAGGGCAAGACGTCGAGCGTGCGCGCGTTGTTCGGCGCGCAGTGGTACGCGGAGACGATGGAGTCACCGAGCGGAAAGGATTTCTATCAGGCGCTGAAGGGCAGGTGGGGCGTCGAGATCGGCGAGATGGATTCGTTCAGCAAGGCCGACGTCACGAAGGTCAAGTCGGCGATCACCTCGCGCTTCGATACCTACCGGCCGAGCTACGGGCGCAACACGCGGTCGTTCCGGCGTGAGTGCGTGTTCATCGGCACGACGAATGAGAGCGAATACCTGCGCGATGCGACGGGCGGCCGGCGCTTCCTGCCGGTGCGCATCACGCGCGTGGATATCGAGGGCATGCTCGCGCAGCGGGATCAACTGTGGGCGGAGGCGGCGGCGCTGTACCGCGAGGGCTTCCGGTGGTGGGACCTGCCAGCCGAGGCGGTCGAGGAGCAGGAGGCGCGGTTCGTGCAGGACGCATGGGAGGAGGTGATCGGGCCGTGGGTCGAGGGAAAGCTCGACCACGAGAAGGCCTATCCGCCCAGGCTGCGGCCAGGGCTGCCACGAATCGAATGGGTGACCACGACGGAGCTGCTCGAGTACGCGCTGGGCGTGGAGATCGCCAAGCAGGGCCGGCAGGAACAGATGCGCATCGCGCCGATCATGCGGCGCCTCGGATGGGAGCACGACCGCACGATGACCGCCGGCAAGCGCCAGCGGCGTTGGGTGCGCGCAGGATCGGAGGACGACGATGCCGTGCCGTTCTAGGCGCTGGCAGCGCGGCGATCCGCCTTGGATTGCCCAACCTGCCCAACCTCTGCCCAACCTGTTGCCCAACCTCTCCCGCCCGGAGAGCGAGCGCCCATGCCATTTGCCCAACCTGCCCGACCTTTCGGGCCTCGCGCATATACGGAGTGCGGAACTGATCCACACCTATATGCGCGTAAACAGGTTGGGTAGGTTGGGCAGGTTGGGCAATGCCGACCAAATCAATGAGTTGCGACTGCCCAACCTCGTTCGAACAGGTTGGGCAATGCCGAACAGGTTGGGCAATGATGCCATCGGACGAGTACGCGCTGTACCAGCAGGATCGCGAAGCCTGGATCGCGCACGTCGCACCGCGCATGGCCGAGCGCATCGCTGCGATGCCGGACGCCGAGGTGGCCGACACCTGGCCGCGGTTGTCGCGCGAGTACCAGCTGGCGGTGTGGGAGCTGTTGGACACGGATCAGCGCCGGCGCGTGCGGGCGGCGAGGCGGGCGGCGTGACGGGGCACGGGTCCTCCCCAGCCTCGCAGCACGCGGGTACCTAGGCCGCAATTTTCCGCTAGCGATAGATGGAATGGTTTGGTTAATCAGTGCGTTGCATGTGAAACCAGTGCAGTTAACAGGGTGAAATGGTGAGCGAGTACGGATCCAACGAGGTGACCCAGAAGGAGTTCGCGGCGCTGCGCGGCGTGAGCGAGCCGATGGTGTCGCGCTGGAAATCCCGCGGCCGCCTGGTGATGAGCGACGACGGCCTGCGCGTGCGCGTCGACGAGTCGGTCGCGCTGCTCGAGCGCACGCTGGATCCGGCCCGCGGCGGCGATCGCACCGGCAAGCCTGCGGCGCGGCCGGCGCTGCCGCCACCGGCCAGCGCGGCGCGCACGTCCGGCGGCGACCGCGGCGGCGACTACCACGATGCCGCGGCCGACGAGAAGCGTGAGCGTGCGGCGATCCTGCGCCTCGAGCGCCTCGAGCTCGAGGGCAAGCTGGTGTTCCGCGACCAGGTCGAGCGCGAGGCGCAGACGCGCTCCATGCAGGCCCGCGATGCGCTGGTCGCGATGTCTGATCGTCTTGCGCCGCTGCTCGCCGCCGAGGTGGACGTCGACAAGGTGCGCGCGCTGCTCGACGCCGAGGTGCGCCACGTCTGCGCGCAACTCTCGGTGCGCAGCAGTCCGGCGCAGGCGGCCGAATGACGCTGCTCGCCGGCACCTACGATCCGGCCGAGCACCTCGTCGACGGCGGCGAGGTGTTCGCCGGCGCGTGGTGCAGCGGCTGGTCGCTGCCGCCGCCGATGACGCCGAGCGAGTGGGCGGACGCGCACCGCATCATCTCGCGCAAGGCCGGTGCTGAGCCGGGCCCGTGGCGCACGGATCGCTTCCCGTACCTCCGCGAGATCATGGATTGCTTCAGCGCGCACTCGCCGATACGCGAAGTCGACTTCATGAAGTCGACGCAGGTAGGCGGTACCGAGGTGCTGAACAACGTCGCCGGCTACGTCATCGACCACGCACCCGGGCCGATGATGGTGCTGATGCCAACGCTCGGCCTGGCCGAGCTGTGGAGCAAGCAGCGCCTCGCGCCGATGCTCGAAGAGATGCCGTGCTTCGAGGGAAAGGTCGCGCCGGCCCGCGCGCGCGACTCCGACAACACCACGCTGCTGAAGGGCTTCACCGGCGGCGTACTCTCGATCACTGGCGCGAACTCGTCCAGCGGCCTGCGCTCGATGCCGGTGAAAGTGCTGCTCGCCGACGAGGTCGACGAGTACGAGGACGACCTCAACGACCAGGGCAGCGCGCTCGAGCTTGCGGAGCGCCGCACCTCGACGTTCTCTCGCCGCAAGATCGGCCGCGTCAGCACACCAACGGTCAAGGGCAACAGCAAGATCGAAGCCGGCTTCATCGCTGGCGACCAACGCCGCTACCACGTGCCGTGCCCGTGCTGTGGCCACGAGCAGGTGCTGCGCATCGAAAACCTCACCGACGACGGTGAGTTCCGCTGCGAGTCGAAGGCCTGCAACGCGCTGATCGCCGAGCACCACAAAACCGAGATGCTCGCCGCCGGCCGCTGGATCGCCACCGCGACCAGCGCCGACCCGCTGCACCGCAGCTACCACATCTGGGCGGCCTACTCGCCGCTCGGCGTCGGCTACTCGTGGCGCGAGATCGCGCAGATGCGCGAGGAAGCGAAGCGCGATCCAGACCTCGAGGTGACGTTCCACAACACCATCCTCGGCGAGACATACGACAGCGCGACGATGCGCGTCGAGGCATCCGAGGTCGCTCGCCGCGCCGATGGCAGCGGCTACCAGCTCGGCCATGTGCCACCTGGCGTGCTGCTGCTCACGGTCGGCGTCGACGTCCAGGCCAACCGGTTCGAGGTGTCCATCTACGGCTGGGGCCGCGGCGAGCGCTGCTGGCTGGTCGACGTCGTCGCGCTCCCGGCCGACCCGACCAGGATCGAGGATTACGACATGCTCGATGGCGTCATGGAGAGCGCCCTCGTCAACCGCTACGGCGTGTCGATGCGCCCCATGATGATGGCGATCGACTCCGGCAACTGGACGCACGAGGTGTACGCCTACGTGCGCCGCACGCGTCATCCGGTGATGGCCGTCAAGGGCCTCAGCACGGGCGGCAAGCAGATCGTGCACCGCTTCAGCGAACAGGACGTGCGTTGGAACGGCCGCGTCATCCGCAACGGCGTGCGGCTGTGGCCGGTCGGCACCGACACTGCCAAGAACACGCTGATCGGCCGCCTCGTCGCCGACGGCGAGCGCGAGGCGGACCAGCGCTATTTCCGCTTCGCCGAGGACACGCCGGAGGAATTCTTCGACCAGCTCACTGCCGAGAAATTCGACGAGCGCCGCAAGCGCTGGGTGAAGACCAAAGGCCGCCGCAACGAAGCGCTCGACTGCCTGGTCTACGCCTACGCCGCCGCGCTGCACCCGCACGTAGCGCTGCACAAAAAGCGCGACGCCGACTGGACGGCGCTCGAGGCGGTGTACGAACCCGCGCACGTCGACCTGTTCAGCGACGCCGCCGCGCGTGGAACGCAGGCGAGTGTTCCGCGTGAAACAAAGAGCGCGGATCCGGCCCATCCGCTACCACCGCCGCCGCCGCCGCAGGCGTCGCGAGTAGCGCCGCCAATGAGGCGTCAGTGGTGAGCGGCCGCAACACGCGCCGCCGTCGCGCTCGCATCCATGAGCTCACCGAGGAGCTTGCGATCGGTGCTGCATTGCGCCTTCGCCGCGACAGCGACGATATCCGCCCCGTCGTCGCCGCGGTCGTGGCGTACCTGGTGGAGGAGTACCCGGCCCAGGACCTCTACATCCCGGCCAGCCTGACGTCGGTCAACTATCCGGTCGCCGCGATCCGCGCTGCCATCGCATCCGGCCAGTCGGTGCGCGCCACCTGCATGCGTTTCCGCCTGGACCGCCGAACGCTCTATCGATTGCTCGATGACGATGGCGACGCGGGTGCTTGCGAAAAAAGAGTGAGCAACGGCGCGGGATAGCGTGCGGGCGAGTTCCCCAAGACTCGCCCGCACTCGATCGGCAGGATGCTGATCCATGGCCCTCACGCACGCCGACCTCGAACGCCTCGACCAAGCCATCGCCTCGCAACAGCTCGAGGTGCAGATGGACGGCCGCCGCGTGCGCTACCGCGACATGAGCGAGCTGCTGACGGCTCGCCAGCATGTCGCGCAGCAGATCGCCGCAGCCAGCGGATCAGGTTCCACGCGCCGCTTCACGTTCACCACGTTGCGGGGCGACTAGGTGAACGTCCTCGATCGCCTCATCGGGTGGTTCTCGCCGCACCGCGGCGTACAGCGCGCACAGGCACGCGCTGCGCTGGTTCGTGCCTATGAAGGCGCAGCGCGCACGGATGGCTGGCGCCCGCGCCGCGCCGGTGCCAGCGCAAATTCCGATCATGCATCCGACGCGCGCGAGTTGCGCATCCGCGCCCGCTCGCTCGTGCAGAACGTCCCCTACATCACCCGCGGCCTGCAGGCCCTCGTCAGCGCGACGATCGGTACCGGCATCGAGCCGCGCGCGATCGGCCGCAACGCCAAGCGCATCAATGCGCTCTGGACCGATTGGGCGAAGGTCGCCGATGCCGATGAGATTTTCGACATCCATGGCCTGATGGCGGCCGCCTATCGTGCGATGGAGCAGGATGGCGAGGTTCTGATCCGCCGCCGCAGCCGTCGTGTCGAAGACGGGCTGCCGGTACCGCTGCAGGTGCAGCTGCTCGAAATCGACTGGCTCGATAGCACGAAGTCCGGCCAGGCTGCAGGCGGCGGACAGATCGTCAACGGCATCGAGTACGACGTGCTCGGAAAGCCGCGCGCGTACTGGCTCTACGGTGCCCATCCTGGCGACGCCACGCGCACCTCGGTACGCCTTGACAGCAAGCCGATTCCGGCCGCCGACATCATTCATCTGTTTGCTCCGACGCGACCTGGCCAAGGCCGCGGCATCACGCGCCTCGCGCCGATCATCGCGCGTGTCCGCGATCTAATGCTGTACGAAGATGCCGAGCTGGCGCGCAAGAACCTCGAAACGCGTCTCGGCCTGGCCGTGTCCGGTGACGTCTCGGCGCTCGCCAATGCGCCGACGTATGCCTCCGGCGATCGCCCCTACGGCGACCTCGGCGAGCTTCCAAGTGGCGGAATCACGCAGCTGCCGCCGGGTCTCAACGTCACCTCGATCGACCCGAAGCCGGCCGGCGCGTTCGTCGAGTACTGCAAGCACAACCTGCATCTGATCGCCGCCGGTTTGGGCGTTCCGTACGAATCGATGACCGGCGACATGGTCGAGGTGAACTTCTCGAGCGCGCGCATCCGGCGCATGGATTTCCGCCACGACTGCGAGCAGATGCAATGGCTCGTCATCATCCCGCGGCTCGGTGAGCCGCTGTGGCAATGGTTCCTCGAGGCCGTCGACCTGTCCGGCAAAGCCAGCATCGCCAACGTCGGTGTCGACTGGAGCACGCCGCGGTGGGACTACGTCAATCCGTACCAGGACGTGCGCGCGGAAACCGAAGCCATCGGCGCCGGGCTGATGAGTCCGTCCGAGGCTCTGCGCCAGCGCGGCTACAAGCCTGACGAGGTGTTCGCGGAGATCGGCGCGGACTTCCAGCGCCTGCAGAACAGCGGCGCCCTGAACCTCATGCAGCTGCTGCTCACCAGCGGCCGCCATCAAGTACCCGCAGCAGGTTGACGACCATGCCCGATCAAGTCCGCAACATGCCCTTGCAGCAGCGCGAAGCGCGCCTGCTGCCGAATACGTTCAACGCCGAATCTCGCACCATCGACGTGGTGTGGACGACCGGCGCACGCGTCCGCCGCTACGACTACTGGAACGACCTGCAGTACGACGAAGAGCTCGTCGTCGATCCAACCGCGATCGACATGACGCGCATGGAATCCGGCAACGCTCCGGTGCTCGACAACCATCGCGTCTATGGCGGTGTCGGCGCGCAGATCGGTGTCGTCACCCGCGCCTGGCTCGATGGCGGGGAAGGGCACGCGACCGTGCGGCTGAGCGCGCGTGACGACGTGGCCGGCATCGTGGCGGACATCCGCGACGGCATCATCCGCAACATCTCCGTCGGCTACAGCGTCCAGCGCTACCAGATCGACCAGCCGGCCGGTGAGATCCCGATCTATCGCGCCGTCGAATGGCGCCCGCACGAAATCAGCTTTGTCACCGTGCCGGCCGACGCCGGCGCGACCGTTCGCTCCGCAAACCAGCACGACCAGGGCAGTTTGCCCTGCGTCTTTACCCGCGCGCAGTCGCGGACAACCCCGGAGAATGACATGCCGAACGCCACCTCTGCGGCGCCCGCCGCTGACCGCGCCGACGAGGGCGCGACCACCACCACGACCACCGAGACGCCGGCCAACGACACGGCCAGCACTCAGGTCGTCGTCGCCGGCGATGCCGCGCGCTCCGCCGAGATTTTCGAGCTGGCCACGCGCCATGGCTTCGGCGATCGCGCCGCCGGATGGCTGCGCGAAGGCCGCTCCATCGACCAGGTGCGCACGCTGATCCTCGATGCGCGCGCCGCCGCCGACGAAGCCGCCGGTGGCCACCGCAACCGCGTCGAGGCCGGCGCCGACGAAGCCGACAAGCAGCGCGGTGCGGTGGTCGATAGCATCATGGCGCGCGCGATGATCATCAACCCGGCGACCAAGCGCAGCTTCGCGCTGGAAGGGGCGAACCCGTATCGCGGCTATTCGCTGGTCGACATGGCCCGCCGCTGCCTCGAGCGCGCCGGCGTGCGCACCGAAGGCATGTCGAAGATGGACCTGGTCGGCCGTGCGTTCACGCAGTCGAGCAGCGACTTCCCGGTCATCCTCGAAAACGCGATGCACAAGGCGCTGCAGGCCGGCTACGCCGTCGCGGCGGACACCTGGCAGCGCTGGTGCGCAACCGGCACCGTCGCAGACTTCCGCGCGCACAACCGCTATCGCCTCGGCAGCCTCGGCAACCTCGATGCGCTGACCGAGCTCGGCGAGTTCCGCAACAAGTCGATCCCTGACGGCGAGAAGGCCACGATCAAGGCCGGCACCAAGGGCAACATCATCAACCTCAGCCGACAGGCCGTCATCAACGACGATCTCTCGGCCTTCGTCGGCCTGTCCTTCATGCGCGGCCGCGCGGCGGCCCGCACCATCGAATCCGATGCGTACGCGTATCTCGCCAGCAACCCGGTCATGCAGGACGGCTTCGCGCTGTTCTCGACCGAGCACGGCAACACCGCGTCCGCGTCCGAGCCGAGCGAAGCCTCGTTCGATGAGGGCCGCCAGAAGATGGCCCTGCAGAAGGACGTCGGCGGGAACGACTACCTCGATCTGCGGCCGGCGATCTGGCTCGGCCCGGTTGCGAAGGGCGGCGCGGCGCGTGTCGTCAACGACTCGCAGTACAGCCCCGATGCCGTGAACAAGTTGCAGCGACCGAACACCGTGCGCGGCATGGTGCGCGATGTGATCGACAGTCCGCGTGTCTCGAGCAGCCTCTGGTATCTGCTGGCCGATCCGGGCGAGGCGCCGGTCATCGAGGTCGCGTTCCTCGAGGGCGAAGCCCAGCCGTTCCTCGACATGGAGGAAGGCTTCTCGGTCGACGGTACCCGCTTCAAGGTCCGCTTGGACTTCGGCATCGCGGCCATCGATTACCGCGGCGCGTTCCGCAACGGCTGAGCTGCACCGGCTCATCACATTCGCTTCGCTCGGAGATCGACATGGCAAAGAACTACGAATCGGATGGCAACGTCCTCCAGTGGACCAACGGCACGGGTGCCGCGGTGGCATCCGGCCAGCTCGTCAAGGTCGGCAACCTGCTCGCGATCGCGCTCGTCGCGCTGGCGGCTGGCGAAACCGGCAGTGTGGCGATCGAGGGCGTGTTCCGCGATGTGCCCAAAGTGACGGGCAATGCGTGGGCGCAGGGCGAGAAGCTGATCTTCCACGTGGCCAACGGCAAGCTTGAAGCGAGCAGCGGCACCGCGGAGACCGGCGACGTTACCGGTGGCGCGGTGGCCTGGCTCGCCGCGGGCTCCAGCGATGCCATCGGCGTGATCAAGCTGACCCCCGGCAACACCACCGTCACCTGACGAGGCGCGACAAGCCGCTAGTGTCGCCGCGCCGGCCCAAT